TTCCCAGTCGAAGTGTCCCAAACGATCGTTGGTGAGTTGTGATTGTTGAGATAAGTGACTGTGGATAGGAGAGGATATTTCATCTCACCTTCATTCTCCCTCCTAACCATTTCATCATGGTCAGAGTGGAACGCTATCATTCTATCACACTTTTCAATAAAATGGAACCACCATTCAAATCCTGTAACATTTGGGTAGTCATCCTTGAAGTACATGTCATATGAATCCAAGATATATTTCTCCAAAGCATTCTCTGGAGTGTCATGCAGTCCTATCCAACAATTACCTGGTAGAGGGTTGAACATGTGCACTTCCCTAGTCAGTCTCCAAATGGATGTTGATGTAATAAGTCGAGGGTACTGTGCTATATCCATTATCTAATATCTACGTCAATCATTCTAGTTGTTCTTCTTCGTGGTGCTTCTGTTCCTAATCTAATTTCTTTCTCTTCTTTAGGTTCAGTCAATGCTATGACGTACTGCATGTTCAGTCCACCATAGGTGCTACCACACACATAAGTTTGATTATCACAACCACACATCCTGTAATCATGTTCATGTTTAGACTGTATTGTGTTGTTGCATTTAGTGCAAGTTACTGTTGTCATTGGTCTTTAAAATATCAACGAATAGAAATAACATATCTTCGTCCGAATAATTATACCCTTCGTGAACATGATCCATGACATCATATATCTGAGGTACTCCCTCTTCCCAGAAGACTTTCTCTCCTTTCCAAATCATATAGCATTCATTGGATGGTATGTATAATGGTATTTGTATTCGTCTGTAATGTATTCCGTAAACTGGAGGATCCTTATGGGGTCCTAATTCTGTGCCTGGTTCAAAGCAAGAGACTGTAGCAAAAACAATTTCTTCATTGTTTAATATCTCTGCTGCCTTCTCGTCTTCAACAACAGATCTTCTTACACCACCACCGTTCTTGTTCTGTGCTTTTAGCCAGCAGAAATATATATCCTTGTTAGAATAACCAACAGCAGTAGGTGCTCGTCGTAGGGGAAAATCTGTTCGGGTTGCCCATTCATAAAGATAATCTAGATCACTCTTGTTCATCCCATTTACCTAACACCATCACGCTAGGATTGTCTTCTTCAATCCACTCATGCCATTCCATATACAAAGCATACATATCCTCATACTGTTTGTTCTCTACTATCACATCACAACGATCTTGCATCCACGCTAGTAGTCTGTCAAGTTCATGCCTTAGTTTTGGAGGTGTGTTGTTCATTGAAGTAGTCTTTTTTCATGTAGCGTCCTAAGATGTTTGAGTTGTAATAGTTCTCATCCTCACTTAGAACATTATTAAGGAAGAGTTGTTTGGTTTCTTCGTAATTCACCCAACCTTTAGTAGTATGTAGTGATATTATCTCTCGTTTAAAGTTGTCATTTCCAAGAGACTTTCTATCGGTATTAAGCTCGTCACTCGATCCATAGTATTTTTTCCAGTCACTCTCACTGCGAACTTTCCTGCTCTTACCTCTAGGCTTTCTGAATTGGTAGAAATATTTTCTTCCGATGTACTTCCTACCCGTGACGAGATTTGTAATACAGTAGACGTAACCGAAGAAGCCGTCAATGTCAGCAGAAGTAAAAGTTGAACCCTGATAGGTCCAGGGGTTCTCGTAATCTCCTTCCAAAGTTTTTTCATAGTCTTTCCTTATATAGGGTCATGCCCTCATACCAATTTTTGAAACTCATCAGTGGCCATACAGCATAGCCAAAGGTTGCTGATCTGTAGTGATCATTCTTCCAAGTAACACCACTATTATAAGTGGCACTGAACGTTACCTCTTCTAACTCCTCTAACTTTAATGTGGTAGCCTTGTTAAGGAACTTATCAAAGAGAGGGTCATGAAAGAGAATAGTCTTAGCATGATCCCAGAAGGGTGTGTCATACTTAGATCCGAACTGATAATGCCATAGAATAAAGTTCTGAACCTGTCGGATATACTTTTTCATATCCTTAATGGCATCATCTTTAGTGTGTTCTTTTAATATTATAGCACGAAACGTCGCTCTTGCCCAGTCTAAGTAAGTTTCTGTTGCAGTAGACTCCATTGGTTCTAAAAAGAATAGTCTATTACCTTGAAGTATTACCCTATCATCAATAGGATTCATATGCAGATAACTTTTAAACGTCCTCTCTCGTTTGACCTCTACGTCAAAAATTTGCTCGAAATTTTTTTTGGCATCCTCTGTTTTTGTAATCTTATTATTGTAAAGGTAACCAACAGCACCATTGTGTGAGGGAGAACTCTCATCCATAGGTATAACAAAAGCCCAACCATCAGGAGTTGCAACATGCCTACTCCATAACTCTTTACTATCCCACTTGGGTTTACCTAAGATAGCAGCGTTAACAGGACTTTTAAGTGGAGTGTATCCAGTAAAATCTTTGGGTGTACCTCTGCAATCAAAAACATAATCAGCATCAACATCTTTCGGGTCTACATTATCCTCTACGACATTAAAGCGACCTGATTCTAATGCAAACTTTTGCAGTTCACAGGGACAGAAATGCATTGCTAATGTGTTAGTAGGGAAAGCATGTATAAACTTTTCATTTACCTTACCAAAACCTTCATATAATATACCTGTCTTCGGGGTAGCATGAATATAATTATCGTAGTAATTAAATTTTGTACTGATTAACTCAGGTGCACCAAGTAAGGTTGCTTGCCCTACCTCTTCGGGTGGTATGTTTGGGTCATGTATTAGTTCTACTTCTAAGTCTTTCTTTCTACCATACCATGAATAATATAATGCTGTGAATACTCCTGCATTCCCAGCTCCCACAATACTAACTTTCATTATTAATCTGGATATCCATCATCATCGTCACCACTATACCACTGCTCCCCATTACTATCAATATATTTACTTGCGTCTGCGTACACCTCTGATTTTAACTCCGCTAAAAGGTCTTCTAAATCTTGTATTAATGTTTTTAATCTCGTTCTCTGCATAAAAAATCCCCGAATACTTTATGTAGTCGGGGAATAACTTAGAGACTGGTTGCAGTATTATTTTACAGATGAAAGTTCTTTATTAAACTTTAATCCACGATAAACAAGATCTACTTTATTTGTCTCGTTGTTTTTTGGTCTGTTAGTGTCATACTTGACACCACGGTAAGTGACTTGTGCCATTGGCTTTCTCCTGTTGGAATTGGGTTGATTAGACCGTTCCTTCAGTCGGCTTTTGCGTCCTTAAAACACATTGGATCTGTGTGTGCAATAACAACCTTGGTTATTTCTAATTGCTCAGATTTATCAGGATTGTTTCTTGTACTGTCTATTAGTTCAGCAGCATGTTCACAATCAAGTGGTGCTCCTATCGCTATTAGACTGAGAAGAATGTGGTACATAAGGATGAACGAACCCGTTCCGAGTCGGCTTACTTGCGTCCCTTGCGGGATGAACGTAAAGGTATGTTAGCATACCCATACTATTTAGTCAAGCTCTAGTTATAATTCTTAAACCATTCCTTTAAAGATGTCTGGTATCCCGACTCTCTACTGGGTGGTTCCTTTATCCCCTTCATCCTCTTCCAATCGTTGTGCATCGCTTGGAGCAACCATGCCTGTGCCAGTTGATGAGGTCCCTCTTTCAACAATTGGATTTGAAATTTCGATAGACCAGCCTTCATTTCCAAATACTCCTGTCTCCACGATGTTCGGTTCTCTTCTGTCATCTTCTTCCCAGATCTTTTTGATTGCATCTGCCTGACGGTCTACGTCACGCATAGTATTATATATTTTAACATCAATCCATTTATTTTTCAACCACTCGATAACACCAAGCAATAAAAATGAGATGGGAAAGCGTTGCTTCTTTGCCCACCTCTCTGCCTGTGCATACCAAGGGTCTGTACCTTCACCAAATTGTTTTTCAAATTCTATCTTCATCCACCTGCCATGTCTTCATAGTTGATGTCTTCTGCATCAAGGATTGCTTGCATCATCTCTTCTATATCAGAGTGAGAATCCTTTGAAGGTTTCTTTGGTAACGTCTTGTTTGATTCCTCCGACGACATAAGATTCGATCTCCGTTTCTTGTGGTGCGTTCTG